TTTGTTAATTCAGACAGCGAATATTTTAATATAATTAATGCGGCCCGAATAAAAGAAATACCCATTGAAGATGAATACAATACCGATATGTATTCCCAAGACCTGGACCAAAACTTATTATACATTTTAAAAGATGAATTAGATAACTACAAAGAGTCCTATCATCTTAAAGATTACACCGATATGATCGGAAATTTCATTGTGTCAGAACTATGTCCAAAATATGACGTCGTTTTTATTGATGAAGCACAGGACTTATCACCGATTCAATGGAAGATGTTTGATATTTTAAAGAAAAACTCCAAACATGTTATCCTGGCTGGTGATGATGATCAAGCTATTTATGGCTGGGCTGGTGCAGACGTTAAAAGATTTCAACAAGAACCCGCAAAAGAAATAGTATTGCCCCAATCTTATCGAGTTCCTAAACAGGTTCAACATATTGCTGACAATATTTTAAGTAAAATACCAGATGAACGGAGATTGAAAAAAAAATGGAAGGCACGTGATGAAGATGGGTTCACACATTATATTACTTCTATTGAAGATGTTCCTTTACACGAAGGGAAATGGTTAGTTCTGGCTCGAATCAATGATAAATTAATAAAACTCAAGCCCCTTCTCAGAGAGATGGGAATTTACTTTGAATATAAAAAGAGAAAGAGTTATAAGACTCGTCTCTATGCTGCTGTTCAAAATTACACACGATGGACAAAAGGATCTAAACTCTCCATCTCAGAGTGTAAAGATTTATTTGAATATTTTGGAAAGGAATTTCCAGAGAAAGAAGAAAGAATGTACGACCTAAAAGAATTTGGTTACAGCCATACTCAACGCTGGTTCGAAGTTTTTGAAACGGAACCTGAAGACAGCCTATACATTAGAAATATGATGCAAGCGGGCGAAGAATTATCCAAAGAAGCTAGAGTTAAACTATCAACGATTCATTCAGCCAAAGGAGGCGAAGCGGATAACGTTCTACTCATCTTAGATAATACTAAAACTATTAGGGAGGCTGTTGAAAAAAGTCTCGATAAAGAAGATGAAGAACACCGGGTTTGGTATGTGGGCGTCACACGTACTAAACAAAATTTATATATTATGGCGGCAAAAAAGGAGGATAAAGGATATGACATCGAAAGTTTACAGTAAACAAATTGGAGGAGCTCACTATAAAGATATGGTGGTTCAGCCGAGTGAGTTTATAAACAAGAACAAATTGCTTTTTGCAGAAGGAAATGCTATTAAATATATCTGCAGACATGCGCATAAAGGAGAAGTACAAGATCTAGAAAAGGCTAAACATTATATTGATATGATTATTGAAAGAGATTATGGCCCTCAAGAAAGTTGGATAGACGGCTACAATAAATGGAAAGATTTATCAATGAAAGGAGTGGTCAATAATAAAGTAAAACTGGGAGACTTAAAAAAACTTTTGAAATGAGAATTCCTAGATTTGAAGCCCAGACTGAATGGGTAAAACCTACAGAATTTCCTGACCTACGCCAAGTAGATGAAATCGCAATAGACTTAGAAACAAAAGATCCTGATCTTATTAAAAAAGGATCTGGTTCTATTATTGGTAACGGCGAAGTGATAGGCATAGCCGTCGCAACTTCTTACTACAAAGGATACTTTCCAATCGCTCATGAAGGTGGTGGGAATATGGAGAAGGCCAAAGTGTTATCATGGCTTAAAGATGTTTTAGAGGCTCCTTCCACAAAAATATTTCACAATGCTATGTATGACGTTTGTTGGTTAAGAGCGATGGGTTTTAAAATTAATGGCAATGTCGTTTGTACCATGATGGCTGCAGCAGTCACGGATGAAAATAGATTTAGATATGATCTTAATAGTTTATCCTGGCATTATTTAGGTTATGGTAAAAATGAAAGGGCATTGGCTGAAGCTGCATCCGAATGGGGCATCGATCCTAAAGCAGAGATGTATAAGTTGCCTGCCATGCACGCTGGATCTTACGCCGAGCGCGATGCAGAAATTACTCTGGGGCTATGGCAAGAACTTAAAAAAGAAATTATTCAACAAGATGTGGAGGACATCTTTGATCTAGAAACAGACTTATTTCCTTGTCTAGTTGACATGAGATTTAAAGGCGTTCGAGTAGATGTCGAACGAGCTCATGCCATGAAGAAACAATTAATGGCCGAAGAGAAAGAACTCCTTAACAAAATAAAATTAGAAACCAACATTGACACACAGATATGGGCAGCACGATCTGTTGCTAATGTATTTGATATGTTAAAAATAGAATACCCTAGAACAGAAAAAACATCCGCCCCCTCTTTTACTAAAAATTTTTTACAAGAACATAAACATCCGGTCGTACGACTCATTGCAAAAGCAAGAGAAATTAATAAAGCCCACACCACGTTCATTGATTCTATTTTAAGATACGAACATAAAGGCAGAATACATGCAGAGATTAACCAACTTAGAAATGCAGGAGGAGGAACGGTAACTGGAAGATTTAGTTATCAGAACCCCAACCTTCAACAAATTCCCGCTAGGAACAAAGACTTAGGACCCAAGATCAGAAGCCTATTCATACCTGAAGAAGGGTGTAAGTGGGGATGTTTCGATTATAACCAGCAGGAACCAAGACTCGTAGTTCATTATGCCGCCCTTTATAAACTTCCGTCGGTCTATGATGTACTAGATTCTTATAAAGAAAATAGTGACGCCGATTTTCACCAAACCGTTGCCGACATGGCAGAAATTCCAAGACCTCAGGCTAAGACTATTAATCTGGGTTTATTTTATGGAATGGGTAAAGGAAAACTTCAAGCACAACTAGGAGTAACAGAAGAAAAAGCAGTAGAATTATTTAATACTTACCACAGTCGTGTACCCTTCGTTAAACAGTTAATGGAGAAAGCGTCTAACCGCGCACAAGAAAGAGGACAGATCCGTACGTTACTGGGTCGTCTTTGTCGCTTCCATTTATGGGAACCAAACTCATTCGGGATGCACAAAGCATTACCGCACGAAGAAGCACTCAGGGAACACGGACCAGGAATCAAACGAGCTTACACTTACAAATCTTTAAACAAATTAATTCAAGGTTCTGCCGCAGATATGACAAAAAAATCTATGTTAGAGTTATACAAAGAGGGAATTATAGCCCATATTCAAATTCATGACGAACTTGATTTATCTATTGAAGATGATAAACAGGCAAAACGAATTGTTGAGATTATGGAAAATGCTGTTACACTCGAGGTTCCCAACAAAGTCGACTATGAGTTTGGAAAAAATTGGGGAGATATCTACGATTAACAAGGAGGAAACTATGGAAACAATTAAAAATGCGTGGGCACAAATTATTGCTCACAAAAAAATTTCTATTGCTGTAGCAGTAGTAATTGTTTTAATAATCATCGCAACCTAGGAATTTATGTTGAATGGCTTACTTGAACGCAAACATTCCTGCCACGTATGCGCAGGTAAGGAGAGAATATCTCTATGACCTTTCCGGACATGTGGGAGAAGCTGAAGACTGTATCATCTTTGGGATGGCATCGCTTTCAGGAAGCGCGATACTCTTTCACGCAATTATGGAGAATGGAGCTGTATTCTACCGCCTGCCAATCTCTGCGTTCATACAAAGAGGCTTTGATGTTAAAAAGGTTCCTCGGATGCGACTTGACGAGTTGGAGCTTTGGAATTGTTTTAGTTACTATCCTAGTATCCATACTTTTGATATCCTTCTAGGCCAATCAGGAAAATATATTGGAAAAGATAAGAAATGGTATCATGGGACCTATCTTTTTACGGTTGACTGGGCTCACCCCGAGAGTAATATAGTCGACACGGATCATTCAGAAATTCCGGCAGAACATAAATGCGCCCACATAATGGCCCTCGAAAATGGAAATTATGCAGCTCAACCAAACAATAGATTGATATGGAACATTCCATCTTTTACAGTAAGAGATGAAGTGCCATTTGATTGGAAGGTACAAACGAGTACGTGGAACGTAGAAGATAGTAGTAAATGGAAAACTGAAGATAGCGATAGCTACTTCTATAAGATTGAGGAGACCAAAAATGATTAAAAAATTATGGAAAATAATTTGTTGGCCATGCACTAAATTCATTAAATGGTTGGCAAAAGGATTACCAAATAAAAATGACAAAGTGTAAAAATTGTAATTGTAACTGCCACTGTTCTTTAAAAGAACACGGAGATATGTATGGCGTCTGTAGTTGCAGTGTATGCGAACATGAGTTAGAAGAGTGTGAAACATGTCAATAGAAGAAAAACAAACTTGCAATATGCATACCAAAGAAAAAGAAAAATCAGGTACATGTTGTCAAACAAAAGACGCAGAAGAAAAAACAGAGGAGCCAAATGAATAAATTTTATTTAGTGCTTGCCTTATTATTTGCATTAAGCGCCTGCTCGGTAGGCAAAAAATGTACCTATACACAAGATGGAACAAAACTTTCATCTTATGTATGGTTTTATAATGGTGACAAGCCAATTGATTTAGACAAAAACAATTGTAACTAATATGAAACTAGGACCTGAACAATCGGTACAGATGCCGATGAAGACCGTAATTAGTTTAATTATAATGGTCGCACTCGGCACCTTCGGATTTTTTCAAATCCAGGAGAAGCTCAACCAACACTCAACTAAGCTAGAGATTATGGAAAAAGATTCTGAACTTAATACTGAGTTCCGGATCAAATGGCCCAGGGGCCTTTTGGGAAGTTTGCCCGCAGATTCTGAGCAAT